CAGGGTACGGGCCACGGCGGCGCGCTGTTCCTCCGGATAAAGAGAAATCAGCGTGGCTTTGCGTTCCGCCAACAGGGTTTCATAATCCAGTTCTTCCACCACAAAAGGCGCGGGTAACAGGCTCAGGTCAATGGTTGCCATAGATTCAGCTCACGGGAATGGTTAATGAGAGTGGGGCCGCGCTATCGGTGCGGGTGCCGGTGATATCGACCACCATCTTTCCGTCAAAGGTGGTATCAAAGGTGATGCCCGTCAGCTTGACCCTCGGTTCCCAGCGCAAAATGGCGCTGTAACTGGCGGCCATAATTTGCAGGCGTAGGGCCGGATTTTGTGGCTGGTCAATCAGTTCCGAGAGCAGCGACCCATAAGCGCGACGCATCACCCGTGAACCCACCGGTGTAATCAAAATATCGGCGATGGACTGGCTGATATGGTCAGCATCGGTAATGGCTTGCCCGGCGTTGCGGCTCATGCCGAGGTATGTGGCTGTCGTCATTTAATCCCCTCCGTGTAACTACCCCCGCGCTGCACACCGCCGTGGTCATGCTTATCAAGTACTACGCCATTAGATGAAAGCTGGCCGCCAGTGTGTTCAATATTGCCGCTCATGGTGCCGCCTTTCTTCACGTTCAAAGTGCCGGTAGTCAGGTTATTGGTGCATTCCACTTCTGGCGTATCAAGCAGAATTTTGACCGAGGCGGAGCAGGTGATATTGGGGGCGGTGACAGTGACCGAATCACCCGCATTGATAACCGCCGTTTTGATGCCGTCAGCCAGTAACTCGCCGCTGTCCGGTTCATAGTGCAACGTGGCACCGTCAGGAAAGGCGACATACAGGCCATTCGCCGAGGCCGACGGCGGCGGGAAGTCATCAGAGAAAACGCCCGGCAGCACAAAGGCAGTGTCCAGTTCACCACCGAGGGACAATATCAACACCTGCTCACCCTCGGACGGCGCCCACCATGACCGCGATTGACCAGCGCGTAGCGTCAGCCAATTTAACCAGCCGGTGGTATTGTCTCCCGTCGCGACGCGGCACAGGGCTTGGTCGAGATCGACCTCGGCCACCGTACCAATACGGATCAGGTTGCGCAGCAGGCGCAGAATTTCAGTAAGTTGGGTTTGAGTGTTCATGCAGAAAGGATGCTATCTGAGATGATAGTCTTCAATCTGATAGGGTTGTACGAGGTTTGGCACAACAAAGATGTATAATGAATAACACTTAATTTAAGTAAGAGTAATCGAAGGACGTGAGCTTATGGAAGATTTCGATGAATTCGAACAAAAAGTTGATGTTTTCTTTAAAAAATCAAAACTGACTACTGAAAACCGTTTTTTAGCGTTGTGGCGAGTTCTTACTGTATATGAAGATAATATGTTCATGTGCCTTTACGTCATGAGGGAAGACTTATATAAAAATAAAGATATAACTCATTTCTTGCGTTATAGAGAAGAGTTAGATAAATATAAATATAGTTTAAAATACACATTAGAACTCATATATGAGAAGTGTCAATTATTATGCGACATTAAATATGATAAGTATTTAAGGAAGGAACATTATCAGACTTTAGGACAAACAAGACAAAAGGCAAATGCATACTCGGACATATCTAGAAATGTAATATCCACACATAGGAATCTAACTAATTTTTCAATTAAAAATAAAGAAATATCTTTTAAAAGTAAAACAGAACAAGAGCCATATGCATCATTACAATATATCTCTGTTGTAGACTATGACCAAAGTGTGACAGAGGATTGTATATCAGGGATAGAAGTATTGATTTTTTTAATAATGGAAATGAAGAAAGATAATAAGCTTGATTTTATTTTCCACACTATACTATCAAATTCTAAAGTATCAAATGAACGAGTTGAATATGATTTCAACATTTATGCTTTGAATTCAATTTTCAGCCTGCATAGTGATAAATTAATTGACATGCCGGATGAGTGGGTATTTCCATGGGGCGAACTAAATGACTTTAGATTGTATTATCGAGCGCTAAGTTCTATTTGTATTTATCATTTGTATTGCCTTTGGATTAATGGTTGCGTCAGGCATCTTAAAGGAGCTGGAGTTGAACAAAGAGTATTGGATATTCCAGAGGACCAGTTGGTGGCAACTATTAAAAAAATGACTAATTTATCAGAAGATATAATTTTAAAAACGACACAGTACTTAACCTATGGCTTCAAAACAAAAAATCCAGACCCTGCGTTACAACCATTATTCAAATCACCCTTGGGGTATTTTTTACCCATACACTTAATCCTCTCATCCAATTATGAAAGGAATGCTTTATCCCTGCATTTAAGGGTTAACAGAATAACATTTGATAAAATAAGTTATTTATTTGAAAAAAGAATGACCGATTCATTTGCTTCAGAGATAAATTCATTATTTCCATTTATCACTAACTTTCACCTACCTAACAAGTCTGGTGGTGAGATAGATGTTGCTATTTTAGATGAAGGATCTAAAACTATTCTGTTATGTGAATTAAAATGGACTTTAACACCGGCAGATCAAAATGAAATATTGCATAGACAAGATGAGTCTTTAAGGAAGATATCTCAAGCAGAAAATAAATTATCCGCTGCTAGAGACAATATAAAATTTATTTTAGATAGGTTTAATATTGAATGCAATGATATTACACAGTGGAAAATTAGATCTTTTGTTATAATTGATGGCTTCGCTGGAGTAAAAGCACCATTAGACTCTGATGTTGTGTTATTTCCGATAAAAGTATTTTTTAAACTACTCTATTCATGCGTATCTCTTGATGAATTTTACCATTTTTCCAAAACATATGAATGGTTACCACAAGAACCACATCATTACAAAAAATTGACACACACCCATAACTTTGCAGGTATGACAATTAAAATAGAAGCTATGGAAATGCTAAATGTCATAAACTATTTTGAACACTACCTACCTGTATCTTTGGTACGGTATCGAACTGGCGCTGTGCTACTAGCCCCCACTAACTAATTGTTCCACAAATCGTAAATTAAGAGAGCGATATAAATTCTAAGACCTCTACTTCGGTAATACTAATATCTTGCTGACTAAAACCAAGTAACGGCCGTTCTTCATACTTTACTTCCTGACTATGAATCGACGGCCTATCCTTTAGCCCAAAATGATGCACGGCCGCCATTCGTTCCACGCGCCCGGCAAATTCAACCACCGCCTCATTAGGGTTGCTGTTGGCCTTCATATAGCGCGCGGTGCGCAGTTTGGCGAACATTTCCTGTTTAATTCGCCCCTTGGGTTTACGCAGCGGTTGAGATTTACGCGCCGCATACGGGGTGCCGTCTGGCGCTTGCTGGCGTTTGATGCGTTGTTGCTGACTGGCCCGCAGTCGCTTGGCAATAGTCACCGCCAGCGCTTTGCGCGCCTTGGGGGTTAAGTTGGCAATCAGCCCGGCCAGTGCATCATCAAAGGGTTTCAGCTCATTCATTTGACTGTTTCACCGTTGAAATAGATGGCTGTTGGCCGCGTTGCCGCCCCCGGCCATGTCGGCTCTAGCGCATGATTAACATGCAGTGCGCCGTCTATCTCTTTCACAATGGCCCGTTCGGTCAATTGCAGGTCGATACGGATATCACTGAGCACATCGCTAATCACATCAATCTTATGAATAAAGCCGCTGCGGCGCTTTTCTTCTGTCGCCATAATGTCCGGTTGATGCTCGCGCAACCATGCCAGTATCGGCACAAACAGATAATCAACGTCACTGGGGAAATCCTCAATAAACAGCGTCAATGTATATTGATTTTCAAAAGAGAGCGACGGGGCCAGCGTCGAGACGATGCGCCCGCCATCAACAAACATTTTCAGCCGTTCCGGGTTAGTCTGAAACAGCGGCAGGCAGTCGGTTAAGGCTTGGCGTAGCAGCTTGGGTTTTAACATGATGTTGTTCCTGACATTGTTTCACGGCTTCCACTTGCAGCCCGCAGGCTACCAGTGCGGTTTCTAACTGACGGATATCGGCACTTAAATCACCATTAACCGCCGGACTGCTGCTTGGTAGCGAGCAACTGTTCACCGTCGGACAGCCAACGTAAATAATCGTTGGCGCTGGCGAACGCGGGGCGCTGGTGCAGCCGGATAACGTCAGCAGGCAAAGCAGCAGCAAACCAATCACGCAAGGCTTTATTTTCATTGAGTAACCTTTGAATTCTCTGTTCACGGGATAATGACAAGGTGCTGGCGTGGCTCAGTGATTGCCGCAATGCCTGCTCATTGTCTGCCTGTTGCCGGGCCTCATCTTGCAAGCGGGTGATCGCATTGTCTCGGCCCTCAATCCCAGCGGATAAAGTGCCAATCACCAGCTTGGCGCTGTCTAAATCTTTTTTCAGACTATGGGCATGCCATGCCAGCACTGCCATCATCAAGACCCATATCCATAACAGAATTAATGTGCGCATATCAGACCCCGCTCAGGCAGTACGTTTGTTCAGTGGTGCGGCGACGTTCTAGCCCTTTGTTTTTTACGCAATTGACATACACCCAGCGCGGTAACTGATTGCAGGCGCTGCGCCAGTCGCCCTTGTTGACAAAAAAGGCCAGTGTCGAGCGACAGGCCGCACCGGTGCCGACGTTAAAGGCGAAACTCACCACTGCGTCATACACCGGTGGTGGCATGGCAACAGTCATACAGACCGCCATTGCCTGCTCAACCCGTTGCACATCCGCCACCAGATTGACCGCCACCTGTCGCTCACTAATCACGCTGCCCGGCTTCACGCCAGCCGTGTGACCGATGCCATTTGTCCAAACGTTGGCGCTGCATTGGTAGGCGTTGAGCTGGCAGCCCTCATAATCGGCGATCAGTTTTAGCCCGGCGGGCGATGTGTTGAGCGTCTGGTAATTTGGCAAGGTGGCGGCCAGCGCCAGAATAGCCCCGATCAAACAACGCTTAACGATTGAGTTCATCGAACACCTCCCGCCTGATAGCCAACTCTTTCAGCAAGAAATAGCTCTTGCGCCGGTAGTACCAGTTGATAAAACAGGTAGCAGCAGCGGCCACCGCCGCCACATAAAAGGCGATATCTTGCGGACTCAGTGCGCCAATAAACGCTAACAGCAGCGCAAAAACATAGGCCACCGCAGAGCTGATTTTCTCCATTTTCAATCCCATAATTGAACGGTTTCACGTTGGGCCGCAGGAGCCATGTCGGGTAACTCCACCGGATAACCATGCGGCAGAATGGCCCCCAGTTCCGACAGCCCCGGATTTGCGTTATAGACTTGCTCCAGCACATCTTGTGTGCGGCCGTAATGCCGCCAGCACAGTACATCGAGCGTGTCGCCTTGCAACGCGTAAATCCGCATCAGATAAGGCCAATAATGCTGTGAGGTTGACCGGCAATGTTGCGAATGCTAATCCGCGCATCACGCCACAACTCATCAACAGTACTTTCAATAGCATCGGCGCGTTTATCACCGCGCGCGCTGGCGTCATAACCGCGATAACGCTCGGCCAGTAGTGCGGCCGTGATGGCACAGACTGCCCGCTGGTACTCGGCCAACAGGATGCTTTCGCCGTCCAGTTGCTCGGCCTGCACCTCGGCCAGTGTCTTGAAACCAGTCGCCATTTGGTCACGGCGGTACTCGAACAGTTCGGCGTTAACCTCGGAGATTGCGCCCTTGATGGTAAAACGCAGGCGCTCGGCGGTGACGGTTCCCTCAAGGCGCAACAATTCGCGCAGCTTTATCGGGTCAACCGCAGGCCAGAAAAAGGTATTTTCAATCACCGGCTCGGCCGTCTTATCGGGCCGAGGCGCGGGGATAACAACAGTGGTCATGGCAACCTCAATATCAGAATGGGTGGGCGGTGGACGATGGCGTTAACAAGATGAATTCTGTTGCGGCCATCGTGCCGCCCGGCTCGGGGAGCGTTCGGGTTAGCGGCTGGCGGCGTTCTTTAACTTCACGGCCAGCCGCTCAATGTCTTTCTTGACGCCACAACCGGTGTGTAGCTGGAGTGCGCGGTGAAGATGGGACAGGGCCAGTTCGCCCCGGCCACTGTCACGCAGCACATAACCGGTGATTTTGTGCAGTTTGGCGCGCACCTGGTCGGGCATGTCTTCATCTTCCATCAGCTCAATGGTTTGCAGCAGAGGCTCAATATCAATCGGCTTACCGGTGGCATAAGCGCGCGCCGCAGCGTCCGCGACTTCCTCGGCAATCAGGTAAGCGGTCGAGCGGGTAAAACGGTCAGTTGGCACTAGCTGATAACGCAGGGCATAACGGGCGATATCCAGTGCACCGGGGATATCCCCGGCATCCAGCCGCCAAATCATGATGGTCATTACAATGGCGTCCTGCGCGCCTTTCCCCTCACTTAACACACCCGACACCCACGGCAGATAATCCGGCAAGAGTTGGCGTTTCAGCTCGGCTTTACGCTCGTTTGAACGTACCTGTTTCAGCTTGCGTTTATCTTCATTGAGCTTGAGCAACATCAACTCGTAGCCGGTGGCGTGGCGCAGCGGGTTATCCCGCTGCTGTGAGGCAGCAATAGCCGACTGTTGGATAAAGTGGCGGCGCGCAGGACTGGTCATAACTTATTCACTCCCTTCAGTCGCCGATGCGGGGGAGTTAGCATTGTTTACTGCGCCCATCAATGCATCGGCAAGACGATCAATATCTGTTTTATCGTCTTTAGCCGCTGACAAAATCTCGATGTTTTCCACCAGACAGCCGCAGGTGTAATCCTCCACCACATAATCCTGTTTAATGGATTCGTAGTTTTCGATGCGGTCACGCTTGGCGTTCTCATCGATATGGCGGCGGTGCGAGTCTTCCAGCCAGTAAATAGACAGGTTATCAAGGCGAGTGATAAAGAACGCGTTAGCCGGGAAGAACGGCACACGGACAGCCGGTAAATTGCCGATACGTTTCTGGCTGATAATCAGGTCAGCGGCGAGGGTTTCGCTGTTTTCCTGCTCTTTATTGACGAGAGGGAAATACTTATCCTGCATCAATTGACGACCTGTAATCACCACCAGTTCAGGGTCTTCCTGATGCCATTCGGCAATCATGTTATTGGTGGCATCCATCACCAGCGCGTCCAGATTGGCGTAATCACCGCCATGGCCGACACGGATTTTTTCCGACACTACCGCACCATCTTCACCGATGATGTTACTCATTACGCGGGTTGGCGCATTGGTGCGGTATTTTTGCAACCAGCCCGGCGCGATATCCTGCAACAGCGGGTTGAGTGCACGGTTAGAGGTCTTGGCGCGGTGGGTGCCGTTGAAGCCCGCCATGATGCGGTCAAGAGCCTGCCGCTTGATAATCGCGTCGCGCAAACGGGTCTGGAAGTCCTGATAGCGCGCCCACAAGTCGAGAGTGTTATAGCGAATATGGAAATCGTAGTTCACCTGCTCACAGAAATACTTCTCACTGTCTAGTGAGGCAAACTCGGCAGTTTCGCGTTCGTCGCCACCGTCAGTATCGGTGGTGCTGGCAACCGAGCCATTGACACCAAGACCGACCTTTTCGGCGGTCAACTCCGATACCGGCACAATATTGATGCGGCTCAGAAATTCGGAGGACTCTTGTACACGGGTCATGATGGTTTGCGTAACAGAGGGTTCAACGCTGAATTTTTTATTCAGGTCGCCGGTTTCCACCCCGTTCAGCTCGGCTTGACGGGTCAGATAGGCATTAAATTTAAAACGGGTTGCTGGGCGCATAATAATCCTAATTCAGTTAAATAAGGTGTTAATGAAATAACAGCGCGGCTGCATAACCGGCGGGCTATGCCGCCGATTAACAGTCGGTCAATACATCGTTTTGATTGTTGCCACCGGTGGATTCCGGGCGTTTGGTCTGGCTAAAGTTTTCAGTGATAGACAGTTTGGTTTCGATGGCCGTAACCCCTTGCTTTCCCTTTTCGATGCTCTGTTTCAGCTCCACCACGTCGTCAGTCAGTTGTTTCTCAATGGCGGCAAAGCGGGCTTCAATGGTTTCTCCCTGTTCCTGTACATGCACTGCCACCGCATTCACCGCCTCATGCACATCATTAAAACGGGCATCATCGGTGGCCTGCTTACGGCTAAATACTGACTTCACCATGTTGAGTAAGGTGACACCCGGCTCGGCCACGTCTTCAAACTCCAGTTGCACTTCAACTGCCGCAGAGAAAAAGTTATCCGGGTGAGATTTACGGGCGGCCAGTGGGCTGCGTTTAGCTTTGGCGCTAAATTCCAGCATTTCTGTGCCAAGGCTGGCGGGGTCATCGGTCACAGCCAGCCCGACCAGATAGGCTTTGCCGGTATTGGCAAAGTTCGGGCGGATCTCCATCGAGGTATAGATTTTCTGTAATGCTTTGTTCATCTGCACCAAATCATCAGTGGGGCTGATTTGGGCGAACAACGCACGCTTACCGTTCAGGATGGAATCATCTGCAATGGTTTCAGCTTTGAGGGCTGAAACATCGCCATAGCGGCGGAAAGTGCTGTCCGGGGAGTAGCTTTTCAGGTGTTCCAGATTGATGCGGCAACCGTAGACGCGCGGGTCAAATGACTCGGCCATCTGGTTGATATCGTCGGCGTCAATCACTCGCCCGTCGCAGGTATCCCCCTCAACGCCGATACGAAAATACTTAGAAACTTTCTTAGCCATGAGCGGCTCCATTCAGTGTGATTATGGTTGTTCGGTTCGGTGCTTAGTTTCCTGATGGATGGCAGCGGCAACAATGAAAGCCAGTTGTGACGGGGCTGGCACAACAGCGAGGGCGCGCAGAGGGTCGGGCTGGTCGCGTAGCCTAATGGCATGAATACGACACCGAGCACCATTATCAGCGACCCACGGCGACAGGCGGCCTTGCTTTACTGGCAGGGTTTTTCTGTGCGCCAAATCGCAGACCAGCTAAGCCTGAAATCGCCGACTGTGCAGAGCTGGAAGAAGCGCGACGGGTGGGACGCGATTGCGCCCATTTCCCGCGTGGAAACCAGCATGGAAGCGCGGTTGATTCAGCTCATCATGAAAGACGCCAAAGAGGGGCGGGATTTTAAAGAGATTGACCTGTTAGGCCGCCAGATTGAACGACTGGCGCGGGTGAACCGCTACAGCCAGACCGGCAGCGAGGCCGACTTAAACCCGAACGTGGCGAACCGCAACAAAGGGGAGCGCAAGACCCCGGATAAAAACCTGTTTAGCGAATCCGCAATTGAAAAGCTGGAGTCTATTTTTCACGAAAATATCTTTGATTATCAGCGCGACTGGTTTGAGGCAGGGCTACAACACCGCATTCGTAACATCCTAAAATCGCGCCAGATTGGCGCAACGTTCTTCTTTGCTCGTGAAGCGCTGCTGGATGCCATCACCACGGGACGTAACCAAATATTCCTATCCGCCAGTAAGGCACAGGCGCATGTGTTCAAAAGCTACATTATCGACTTTGCTCGCATGGTTGACGTTGACCTGAAAGGCGACCCGATGGTGTTACCCAATGGCGCGCGCCTGTTCTTTCTCGGCACTAACGTGCGCACCGCGCAGAGCTATACCGGCAATCTCTATCTTGACGAATATTTCTGGATACCTAAGTTTCAGGAGCTGCGCAAAGTCGCCAGCGGCATGTCATTACACAAAAAATGGCGTACCACCTATTTCTCCACGCCGTCGAGTCTGGCGCACAGCGCCTATCCGTTCTGGTCTGGTGAGCTGTTCAATAAAGGCCGTCGCAATAAATCCGACCATATCCAACTGGATCTCAGCCACAGCCATTTGGCCCGTGGCGCGCTGTGTGATGATGGTCAGTGGCGGCAGATTGTCACGGTTGAAGATGCACTGGCGGGCGGTTGTAACCTGTTTGACCTTAACCAGCTCTCGCTTGAATACGGCCCGTCAGAATATCAAAACCTGCTGATGTGCGAATTTGTCGATGACCAAGCGTCGGTATTCCCGTTCGCCGAGTTGCAGGCTTGCATGGTAGACAGTTTGGAAGAGTGGGAAGACTACAACCCGTATTCGTTGCGGCCGTTTGGGCATCGCCCGGTGTGGATTGGTTACGACCCGTCCGAGGCCAACGGCGGCGACAGTGCTGGGTGTGCGGTGATCGCACCGCCAATGGTGCCGGGCGGCAAGTTCCGCGTACTGGAGCGCCACCAGTGGAAAGGGATGGATTTTGAAGCGCAGGCCAAACATATCGAAGAATTGACGCATAAGTATTGCGTGGAATATATCGGTATCGATGCGACTACCGTCGGCCAAGGCGTTTTCCAGTTGGTGCGCCAGTTCTTTCCGGCGGCAAGGGAAATCAAATACACCCCTGAAATCAAAACCGCCATGGTGCTGAAAGCCAAGCACACCATTAATAACGGTCGTCTGGAATATGACACCGGCCATACCGATATCACCCAGTCATTTATGGCCATTCGCAAAACCATGACCGCCAGCGGCAAGAGTTCGACTTATGTCGCCAGCCGCAGTGAAGAAGCCAGCCATGCCGATGTGGCGTGGGCGATTATGCACGCCCTGTTAAATGAACCCCTTACCGCGACATATGGCGGTCACAGCCCTAACTTCTTGGAGTTTTACGGATGAGTAAGCGCAAAGGCCGCAAGGCATTAAGTCGCCCGGTAACTAATCACACCGCCAGTCAACAGCAGCCGGTAGAGGCGTTCACCTTTGGCGAACCCTCCGCCGTGCTCGACAAGCGGGAAATTCTGGATTACATCGAATGNCGCCGTAACCAACTGGGCGCACCACTGCGCCTCGACCCCAGCCCGGCCAAGTACACCCGCCGTGGGTTAGAGAAAGATTGCTACTGGTTTGTGCAGAACTGGAAAAATGAACACCTGTTTGAAGCTGGTAGCATTTTCCACCTGATAGAGCCGGATATTAATCAGGAGCTTTACGGCCTGCCGGAATACCTCAGCGGTTTAAATTCGGCATGGCTGAATGAAGCGGCCACGTTGTTCCGCCGTAAGTATTACCAGAATGGCGCTCACGCGGGGTACATCCTATATATGACTGACGCGGCGCAAAGTAGCAGCGATATCGAGGCAATGCGTAAAGCGATGCGCGACACCAAAGGGTTAGGCAACTTCCGCAACCTGTTTATGTACGCACCCAACGGCAAAAAAGACGGTATCCAGATTTTACCCTTGAGCGAAGTCGCCACCAAAGATGATTTTTTTAATATCAAGAATGCCACCCGTGACGACTTGCTTAGTGTTCATCGGGTGCCGCCGCAGATGATGGGGATTATTCCCAACAATACCGGCGGTTTTGGTGACGTGGCGAAAGCCTCACAAGTGTTTGTTCGTAACGAGTTAACGCCGTTGCAAGAACGATTGAAAGAGGTGAATGACTGGATAGGGGAAGAGGTGATCCGGTTCAAGCCTTATGAACTGATAAGCGAGGATTGATATGGGATGCAAAGCGCCAACACCATATAACCCCGGCGACACAGTGAAGAGGCCCGCGCCACTACCGCAGCCACCGCAAAAATACAAAACGGAAAAAGGAATAATAATGGAAACACAAACTAACCCAAAAATCACAGCACAACTGGCGGCTGATATTCTTAACCAAGCGCTGTCGCTTGACCCGGATTGTATTACTGCACTGGTATCGCAACGGGTAGAGTGTAACGCGGCATTAGCTCATGACTCTGAGGTAGCGTGTGGTATGTCTAAAGGCAAATACATGACTGGCGCACTTGGTATTATCAACTCATTGGTCAAAGACGGCGTTGTTGCCGCACAGTTTACTGATGACAATAAGCTGGCCGGGTTTCAGGTTTACAAATAGTTAACTGATAGTTTTGAATATCATAGCCGCCGAACCGGGCGGCTTTTTCATGCCTGAAAAGTAGCGATCCCAACACCTCGCGCCATACGCCACCAGACGCCCGCCACGCCCTCGCCCCCATGAACACGCATTGATTCCCAACCCAACCGAACGCAGCACCACGGCCCGCCCAAGATCGATAAATAAGGGTATCAAAACTCTTTGCGCGCAATGCTATCCCCGCCACGCCTGCGCGCTTTGCAGGTCGCTTTTCATGCACTTGCATGAGGTATAGAGAACCGCGCCGGGACTGGTGCTAAGGGGGAATTTCTAACTCAAGTTCATCATGCAAAATCATGCACTATATGCATGCAGTGCTAAAAGTCAGCGCAAAGAATGCAAACCGGACTCCCCTGCTCCATCTAAATAGATACTTTTAGCCTCTATAGCTAATTCAGCAATCCACGCCAGTGCTACTTCACGATCTCTATTTTTCATCTCGTCACCGGCTGACATTCTGGCTATGAGGTCTATACGTTCGAGCAAAACTAGCCCATCTAAATCTATCACCAATAATCTCCCAGCACTTGTGCATACTGTGTTTATATACAGTATACTATGCACTTTTTAAGAAAACTTCTATATAAATATATGGTTTTACTTGAGTAAAAATTTTTGGCTTAAAAAGCAGCCTATTGAACAACAAGCCTTTTATGCATAAAAACAGTGAACACGGTGCGTCACACTACATATTTAATTTGTAGTGTGACGCGTCACAACGGTTTAATTGCGCTAATTAATAGACTGTTAATGCCTTTGGTCTGCCAACATGCCGACTCACCCCGTAAGCA